TAGCGGTTAATCTACAGGACAATATGCTTACAAATATTCGAATTGATGTTGAAGTGGTCCCGGTGAAAGCGGAAATTTTGTCAGAGTAAACCCGAATTTAACGGAGTAAGGAGTGAGAGAGATTAAAACTGAGGAAACAGCAGCACTAGAAAGGTCAATAAGGATGGCAACTCAAAAAATGGGTACGTTTGGTTGCTTTGAGGTGACAATAGGGTTTGGCGGATCAGAGCGTGTTGATTACATGACCTATGACACAAAAGGTATTTTCCGCTGTTATGAGATAAAAGTTTCAAAGTCCGATTTCCATAGCAAAGCGGCGAAAAGCTTCGTAGGACATTACAACTTTTATGTTATGCCTCAAAGCCTATATGATGCAGTGAAAGAAGAAATACCTTCACATATAGGAGTTTATTCAGACGGTAGCTATTGTGTGAAGAGAGCCAAGAAGCAGCCTTTAAGCGTACCGGAAACAATGCTAAAGGATAGTATGATCCGTTCTCTTCACAGGGACAGCGACAAATTGTACAGAACGGAAAGCGAAGATGTATTAAATAGACTACATACGGAAATAAGGCATCTTAAAAGCGATCAGAGGGAATCACAAAGAGAATATAACAAGCTTTACTATGCAGTTTTGCATAAGTATGGAATGGCTGAGTTAAGAAACTTACAGGAAGTTGATTAATAAAATTAGGATTTGGAGGTTAAAAAGATGGAAGATTTATCGTCTTACTACAAAAACTTTGAAAAATGGGGACTAACCCAGATTGATTTAGAAGTTGAATTAGATCAACGGCGTAAGGGAGAGTTAACAACTGGAATCCTGTCATCCTATACAGTGGAAGAATTGGAAGATATACTGGCTCAATGGTAGGTTAGTAAATTAGGATTTCCCGAAGATCCCGGAGAAAGGCAATGAACTATGAATAATCTTGATGTAGCTGGTTTGTTAAAGACTTACTCTGAAAAATGCCAGAATGCCAGGAATGCAGAACACCTTAAAAACATTATTAGGGATTTGAAGAGTGAACTAAATGCCGAAGAAATTCGCAAGCTAAGAATGACTAACAATTAGTATTTTCAAGAGAGGATTATAAATGGATGAGCTGAAGTCTTTTAATGATGATACTCCGCTTAGATTAAGCGGAATAGAAAAAGAGAATGTAATTAAAAAAATAAACGAAGCCATATCTTGTTTATCATATTTTAAAAACACAATACAAGAAGACATAACAATAGTTACGAATGTTTGGACTTGCTTAGGACTCAATGAGTCATTTCATATGGATTTATCTAAGATGGTCGGCTATGATTCTATATTGGCTAAAGAACGAGAAGAGAGGTACAAAGAAATACGAGATAAAAATGAGGAAATTAGACGGCTAACTGAACAAAGAGGAAAAGAAGTTACTCCGGAGGCAATACAGGGCGCATTGAATAGATATGAGGACATTTTCCGTGCTTGGTATCAAAATGAAGGTTTTCATTACGCATCAATTCAAAATTTATCAGCTTACGGCCTGATAGCAGAACTTACTTCACAAATGGACTATGTAAAACCATCTTCATCATGTGATGGTGAAATCTGTAACAAAATCTGGAAAGAGGATGTGGGAACAGATGATAAGTTTAATAATGGTTGGAATATTTATAAAGACCAGTATCATGGGGAGCTATTAGATACTGATAATAATAAACAATTAGTGAAAGAATTACTTCTTGCAAATTTCCCCAATGCTCGAATTTATAAATTCTCTGGAAGAAAAAATGATCATAGAAGTTACTCACTATGCACGGAAATATTTATTTCATATTCAGATCTAGATAATTATTATCATTCTTTAAACTGAAAGAGAGGCAAATATGGCTTATACAGTGCAGAAACAGATTGAATTAGATCAGCAGCTTAAAAGATGGCAGAAACGGCAGCTTACAGCCGTAAGGCAGAACAATATTGATAAAGCCTTTGAATCAATGAATGATATTGAGAGGGCAGTATGGGAAAAGGTGGCCAGAGCAGAAAGTTATAAAGATATATCTGTCCTGGCATGGGAAACGGCTTACAAGGTAATACCTAAGTTTTGTAGACTGGCCCGGTAAACTGCTATTTAGCAGAGAGAGGGGGTTAATTATGTTTCATATTCAACTATGGATTATGTTCCGAATTGCACATTTTCACCATGGAGTCAGTATGTATCATGCAAAGAAATTTCATGAATATGATAGAAAGTTTTTTAAAATAAAAGAAGCCATAGACCGGATGCAAGATTAACTGGAATAGAGGAAAAGGAGATAAGCAATGAAAAGAATATATATGACAGAGCAGATGAGAGATGCAATAAGAAAAATAAGGCTAACAGAAGAAGAAATATTGCAAGCCAGCAATGAAATATATGACATATTGAGGGGAGATGTAGCCACAGCAGAACGGTACAGAGGCAGAGATTATATAATACAAGTGCCAGAAAGAAAAGTTGGGAAAACATACAATCTAATAAAGATTGCAGCAGAGACAGGATATCCGGTAATAGTTCATAACTCAGCATGGGGGGATAATTTAAAGCGAGAAGCCAAGAAAAAGTATGGATGGAATATAAAAGTTATTAGTTACAGGTCAATACCAATGTTCATAGATGGAATGAAAAGTAACGTAATGCTAAAAGATGAAAAGGTAAATATTGTTGATGTAAGAGACAGGTTAAATGATGGTGGTTTAAATTGGGTAAGTGTTGTAGGAATCAACTAATTTTAAGAATAATGCTTTTCATGGCAGCAGGAGGAATGCATGAAACTTGAATGGGAATATACAAAAGAAGGTAAGCCAGTAGTACCGATAGTTCCGGTAATGGTTTTACCAGAAAAAAGCTATGGTGAATTAATAGGGACCAGTGAAAACTTAATAGGTATTCTTCTTAATACCGGAGAATATGTTGACGTTCCGGGAAACAGGGTTAGGAGGATACATAGACCGCGAAAGGGGTGATGCTGTGATGGCAACGGCAGCGGAAATGAGGAATGAGAACGAGTATTTCAGAATGAAAGCAGCTGAATTAGAAAAGGTTGAGATCATGAAAAATAAAATAATGGATCTCATAGATAATTCAAAGCAAGGCTATGGGGATATAGTATTATTAAGCCATGATGATAAATCAAGAGCAGTAGCACAAAATAAATGGGTTGCATTAGATGATTTACAAAAACAAATCAATCAACTTGGGTTGTGAGTCTGCCGTAAGGCAGACAGGGCAGCAGGAGAAGGAGGTATTATGGTTGAGTCACCTGTAAGAAAGCGGGATATTAAATTGAGTGATTATAATATCTCGCGTGCAAAGTATAATGAATTAAAATACTTCTGTATGCAGTATGGAGAAAAGAAACAGGAACTATATAAAAACTATGGTGTCGGATCAAGTGCTAGTGATGGACTTCCAAAAGGAAATTTACCGGGGAACCCAACAGAACGAGCAGCAATTAGAAATTCATCACTTAAAAAAGACATTGATTTAATAGAACGGGCAGCTATGGAAGCTGATTCAGAAATTTATAGTTGGCTTATTAAAAATGTTACAGAAGGAATACCATATGAGTTTATGCAAGTTCCTTTATCAAGAACAAAGTTTTATGATTCAAGAAGGTATTTTTTCTATCTTTTAGCACAGAGAAGATAAAATTTAAAAAAGTGGGGAACTAGAAGGGGGTACTTCCGTGTTATTATGATATCATGCAAAAGGTAATAAATACCAATTGCAACATGCTTTCTCCCCTGGAAGTCCATGGAAATGCCATTCTGTCCTCTTAAAGAAAACGCCTGTCAAATTGATGGGCGTTTTCTATTGGGGAAAAAGGAGAAGCTAATGCAGAATATAGAGATTGATTATGTAAAAAAATGTATAAGTGATAATGATATTCACAGGTTTTATATCTGGAAACCATGGTTGCACGTTAGAAGCAAAGTGTTAGAAATGGATCGCTACGAATGCCAGGACTGTAAAGCAAAAGGAAAATATACAAAAGCAAATACAGTGCACCATTGTAATTATGTTAAAAAGCATCCGGATCTTGCTCTTGAAATATGGTACACATGGAGAGGCGAAACAAAAAGAAATCTCATAAGTCTGTGCCATGATTGTCATGAAGAAAGACACGGATACAGGAAGCCGGAGGGAAAGAAACCTTTGACAGAAGAAAGGTGGTAGCTTGATAGAGTTTGTAATTTTTAATCCTGGTACATTATTGTTTGGTTTTTCTTTAAACGAAAATGTTATGTCCTTAATGATTGGATTTATAGGTATTGATATTCATTTTTTATAGATACCCCCGGTCAAAAAAAATCGCATTTTAAACCAATAAGCGGAGACCGGTGGGAGGACACGACAAAAGAAATCGGGATAATTTTCGCGTGAGGGGGGTGGTATAATGGCAAAACGAAAATGCGTAGTGCTTTCAGAAGAGTTAAAAAATTCAGAAAATTATGAATCCATTCGATCAGATCTTACCGATCAGCTGGACAGAAACGGAACAACCGGGAAATATTATGCTGATCTGATAGAGGATTATATGGAGCTTTGGATCACAAAGAACTTGCTCCTATATGATGTTAAAACAAGAGGCGTTACAGTGACGTACAACAATGGAGGAGGGCAGAGAGGTGTAAAAAAGAATGAATCAGTTGAACAGGTATTAAAAGTTAATACGCAAATGCTAAAAATATTAGACAGCATAGGAATTAAACCATCTCTTAACGGTGGTGATCCGGATGAAGAATTGTAGCATACAGATTGAGCGATTCATGGAAATGGTCGAATCAGGGGAAATAAATACATGTAAAGAAATAAAGGCTCTTGTAAAGTATGTGAAGCATTGTTTTGAGAATGAAGCAATACATGTAAATGCTGAACAGCTGGATAAGTATATCGGGTTAGCACAGTATTTCCCTTATGAAGAAATATTTCCATGGCAGGAATTTGTTATAGGATTGCATGATTGTACATACTGGGATGACTCTGGTATGCCAAGATGGCCCGATTTGTTTTGTTTAATCGGGAGAGGAGCCGGAAAAGATGGAACGATTGCACTTGAATCAGTTTCACTATCTTCTCACTATAACGGCATTCGATCATATGACGTGGATATCTGCGCAAATAACGAAGAGCAGGCTATGCGCCCTGTGCAGGACATTATAGAAGCGTTTGAACAACCCAAGTGGATAAAAAGACTTAAAAAGTTTTTCTACTGGACAAAAGAAAAGGTAACATGCTTAAAAACAAAGGCAATAATCAGAGGACGGACCAATAATCCAAAAGGGAAAGATGGTTTAAGGTCAGGAATAGTTGTATTTAATGAAATCCATCAGTATGAAGATTATCAGAATATAAATGTTTTTACAACAGGCCTTGGAAAGAAAAAACACCCAAGAAGATCATACTATACAACCCAGGGAGATGT